AAAGATCAAGGAAAGATCAAGGAAAGATCAAGGAAAGATCAAAGCACTTGCCCCAATGATCTAGGAAGGATCTAAGGAAGATCAAAACGTCTGCCCCCAATACATGAAGCATGTGCCACGCAATTCAGATCTGCTAGCAGATCTTAGAAGGATAGGTGTTCGGATGCTCGTATGTTCTTTATATATTAAAAGGGCTAGGGGTTTTACCCCCTAGCCGTACTAAAACCGTTTTATTCGGTAGGGACAGGTTTTATTCCGCCCACTTTAATAGCGTAGGTTATATCGACCGTACCTTGACCAGTAGTAAAAACTTCTTTAACCGTTTTACCTACCCAGCTTTTGTACTTAAGCGAGTTTTTTTCGCCTAATTTAGCCGTATTACCTAGTACTATTTTAGCGTTTAAGTTATACTTAGTAGCTATTTTAAGTACCTTAGTAAGCCCTTTAGTTAATTAAATATAGCTAAATTTAAAGGGTTAATAATTAAGCTAATACGTATATAATACGCTTATTAACTTAAAAGTAAATAGGGTAAAGTAAAATAATTTATAAATATATAAGTTATTATAAGGGTATAACTATAAGTTATAAGCTAAAAAAACCATTTACTTTTTACTTAACTTATAGTAGGGGGCTACCCCCCTTATAGCGTGCCTGCACCCTCCCACCCACCCATGTAGGATTTTAAGTCACATTTAAGTACAGATTTACTTTTCCCCATATACCCTATATCATTCGACGTTATAGAAGATGTTGCAAAAATTTTTTTGCAAAATTTTTTTACCTTTGAATTATGGCAGTAGTAGGCAACAAAGAACTAAATAAAATGAGGGAGAGATACGACCTCAATAAATATAATTTTGACCACACTTTTCCTCAAGGAGAAATAGTAGAAAGCACACGTGCCCCAACAAATGATAGATCATTGCTCCAAGGCATCGCACAGTTCTTGAAAGAATATCCCTTGGACTATAACAGTAATCCCGATAACCCACCGATTGTGACAGCTGGTTTAAAAATGCCTAAACCAGTACTAGATTTTATTATGGATGCGGTTCTTGGTTCAAGAAGAACAGATTTACCTACCCAAGCAACAACTCCAAAGAAGAAAGCAGATGTAGGAGCATCACGACAAGAAGGAGGGTATATTGTCACCGACTCAACAAAAGATGCAAGACAGTATGCAAAACTAGGTTCTGGTGCAGACGTAGATCCAGATTATGGTCAATTTTACGACGTCAGGGTAAACCCAGAAGGAATTAAAGACGTACTAAATCTTGATAAGTCTACTATAGATATGTTAAGAAGCATTAGAGGTTCAAAACCAATAGACTACAGATCAACAGGCGATCAAAGAACAGCAAATGATATATTGAACTTTTTAGAATATCAATCAGCATACAGTGTCCCCAACGTATTCTCTAAAAATATGGCAGATGCTTTAAAAAGAGAAGGAATAGGTGGGCTTATGTTTCAAACAAAAAGTGGCACAGGACTTACTCCTTCTCCCACTAGAGGAATAATTAGCTACCAAAAACCTGTCTACCTTACACCACTTGAACAAACTCAAAATTTAAAACGACAACAAGAAGCTGCAGCAGAATTGTTGAAACCTGAATTATCAGAAAAAGAACTAGTGGGTAGAATGGATGGGTTGAGAGACACACTAAAGAATTTGAACATTCCAGGTTTTAAATATGACAGAATGATAAAACTGGAAGAAGCTGATAAGGTACTTAAAGACTCAGAACGTAAAGTATCTAATAAAAAGTACAAAGAACTGAAAAAGTATAAAGATAAATACGACCCTGACCCTAAAAAATAACGTGAATGTACGACATGACCATGTTTGAAATAGAATTAAACGACTTCTACATACAATTTATTGGTTTCTTGTTGACCATGCTTCTTGGTCTAGCTGTAAAAGATTACGCAGTAAGTTTTATGAAAGGTCTATTCTTTAGATTATTTTCACCGTTTGATGAAGGTGATAAAGTATTACTAGAAGACCAAACTGCAATGATAATAAAAATAGGTTTAAATCAAACTGTCTTTGGTGTATATGGTGAAGAAGGTTATACATGGAGATACGTACCGAACGAGAGGATTCCTTATTTAAAATTAGAGAAAGTTGTTGACAGCGAATTACACGCAGACACAGCTGATGAAAAAGCAGATAAAATCCGTAAGATACTCAATAAAGAAAAATGAGCGACGAAAACGAAAAATACTTCCAAAAAGAAGATGCGATAAGAAAACAGTTTGAAGAAAGATATAAGTATAAATTTGACCACACTTTTCCTAAAGAACTAGCGGAACGTTTTAAAAGAATGGACGCTGACACTGGACCCTATATGATTGCAGGTCACGGACCTCAGTCTTGGCGAGATAAAGTAAGAAGTTTAGCTCTAGATAAATTCGGTCGTACTGGAAAACACTTTGCCGAAAGTATGATTGGCATGAGTGAAGAAGATAAAGTCCAGAGGTATCTAGATAGAACTTATGGTTATGCTAATGCACCACTTGATTCTGATATAGATTTAACAAGTAGACCTATGTCCGACTTGTTAAGACATGGTTTTTCTGATTGGGGTTTAGTAGATACAGCTTTGACTGCTGCGACTTTTGGAGCAACTGCTTTGCCGAGAGGTGTTGGTACTGGTGCTGCTATTCTTGAAAGTGCATTATTGGGTGGTGATGCAGTAGGAGAATATAAAAAAGGCAACACTCTAGGTGCAGGGATCATGGGCGCATTAGTAGGAGCACCACCACTTGTAAGATATTTTGCAGGCAAAAAACCTCCTCCCAAAGGTCAGATGGAACTACAACTAAAACCTCGAGAAGAAATAGATCTAAAAAGAAGAAAATTTACTCAAGGTCTTGGTATAGGGTTAGGGGCTGCAGGAATTTTAGCAATGGCTCCTGGAGCAACTATGAGAAAAGTTCTTGCTCCTGCTAAGGTTGCTGGTAAAGCAGCAGCAAGCATACCTAATGTTAGCAACAGATTATATATGATGAGAGCGTTAAAAGAAGCTCTAGGCGACATTGATTATACTAAAGGAATTTTAGGTGAAATGGAACGTATGGGTGGACTAAACCATAAAGAAGCATTAAATCGAGTTTTTAAAGTGCCAAAGGAAAATGTTGATAGAATTATTATAGAAGGTGGAACCAACCCTGACTTTTTAGCAAGATGGAAAAACGTGCCAGGATATCAAACTGCTGATGATTGGATAAACATGAAATATGAATACGAACTTTTTGACACTTTTGATGACCTAGCAAGACTGGATAAACAAGTAAGTTTTGAAGAATTCAATAAAGTTTTTGATGCAAAAGCTGCTGAAATGAAAATGCCTTTTAAAGCGAAAACACAAGCAGAAGTAAGAGACATGTTAAGCAACCAAGCAGACCTATATATTTGGAACTCACCAGAATTTAGAAAAGCAGCATTTAAACAATATAAAGTGCTTGAAACTATAGCAGACGATCCAGCTTCATTTGGAGCAAAAGAGTTAGAAGCTATCTCAAAAAGAATGCAAGAAGTCTACCCTAAAGGACACTTTGACAGTGAGTCTGGTAAGGGTGCTAGTGAAATATATGAGAACTACACTGATGAACTTAGCGAGGAATACTCCAGTCTGTCAAACAAAGCTCAACAACAAGCAAACAAACTCATGGATAATCCCGAAAAATATGGTATTGACTATTTAGACAACATGATGAAACAATTACAAGATAGTGATCTAGAAAGAATAGACGAAGATCCCTTCTTGATAAGCACCATACCATGAGCAACTACGATTTAAATGATCTCCCTGAAGATGTACTGAAGGAACATTTACAACTTACCGAAAGACTTAAAGAAATTGAACGAGTAGATACTTGTCAAAATAATTTTTTAGAGTTTGTAAAATCACAATGGCCAGGATTTATAGAAGGTGCTCATCATGTAAAAATGGCAGAAGCATTTGACCGTATAGCTAAAGGCAAAATAAAAAGGTTAATTATAAACATGCCTCCTCGTCATACGAAGTCAGAGTTTGCTTCTCACTTTTTTCCTGCTTATTTAGTAGGTCGTAATCCAAGTTTAAAAATATTACAAGCAACACACACGGCAGACTTAGCAGTAAAGTTTGGTAGAAAGATTCGTGACTTAATTGACACAGATGATTTTAAAACTGTTTTTCCCAGTGTTAATCTAAACCCAGATTCAAAAGCTGCAGGTAAATGGGAAACTCAAGATACTCGTGATGCTAAAAAACGTGGAGAGTATTATGCGGTGGGAACTGGTGGTGCGTTAGCAGGTCGTGGTGCGGATCTATTTATTATTGATGACCCTCACTCAGAGCAAGATGCATTATCAAAAGTTGCGTTAGAAGATACTTATGAATGGTACACCTCTGGACCAAGACAACGTCTACAACCTGGAGGAGCCATTGTTATAGTAATGACAAGATGGAACGTCAATGATTTAACAGGTAGATTATTAAAAGACTCAGCTCGTGACCCTAAAGCAGATCAATGGGAAGTTATCGAGCTACCTGCTATTCTACCTAGTGGTAAAGCACTTTGGCCAGAGTATTGGCAAATAGAAGAACTAGAAAGTGTAAAAGCATCTTTACGAGGTGGACCTAAGTGGCATGCACAATATATGCAGAATCCTTCAAGTGAAGAAGGTGCACTTATAAAAAGAGAATGGTGGAAAGAGTGGCCAAATCCTAAACCACCTAAATGTGACTACCTCATACAAAGTTATGATACAGCTTTTTTAAAAAGAGAACTTAGTGACTACTCAGCTATTACGACATGGGGAGTATTTTATCCAGAAGGTAGATTAGGTGGTGATGAAGTTTATAGTGGTAATAGCCCACATATAATTTTACTAGATGTTGTAAAAGGTAAATACACTTTCCCTGAATTAAAAACTATAGCACTTGATCAATATAAACATTGGGAACCTGACGTCACCATTATAGAAGCAAAAGCAAGTGGACTACCCCTTACTCAAGAATTAAGAAATATAGGTATACCTGTACAAAACTTCACTCCGTCAAAAGGAAACGATAAAGTTGCAAGAGTCAACGCATGTGCACCGTTATTTGAAAGTGGCATGGTATGGCATCCTGACACTAAATGGGCAACTGATGTAATAGAAGAATGTGCAGCTTTTCCTGCAGGCGACCATGATGATTTAGTAGATTCAACGACACAAGCATTGATGAGATTTAGGCAAGGTGGTTTTGTACAACTTCCGTCAGATTATGAAGAAGAAGTATTATATCGCAAGAAAATAAGTTATTATTAACGCTTCTAAATTACAAATATGGCTATAGAACGACAAAGATACCCTAATCCACCAAAATTACAGGAACCAGGGATAGAAGAAGAAGAAATAAGTGTAATAGTGGAGGAGGAAGCAGAACCTACCACAGATTTTCAAATGGGACCAGACGGTCAAATGATCGCAGTCACAGAACAAGAAAGTATTCAAACTAATTTTGAAGTTAATTTAACCGAAGTCTTGGATGAAAGATACTTAGGGGAACTCACCTCTGAGTTAATGTCTTCGTATGAAGAAGATAAATCTTCCAGAGAGGAGTGGCTTGATGGTTTTTCTAAAGGTTTAGATTTACTCGGCATAAAAGCCGAAGACCGAGATCAGCCGTTCGCTGGAGCCTCTGGTGTCACTCATCCATTGCTGTCCGAAGCGACAACACAGTTCCAAGCGCAAGCATATAAGGAATTATTACCTCCGAATGGACCAGTGAGTACCAAAGTTGTGGGGGAAGAGACGCCAGAGAGCGTAGCCCAAGCGAACAGAGTAAAAGAATTTATGAACTACCAGATAACAGAAGTTATGGAAGACTATGACCCAGAGATGGATCAGCTGTTATTTCACCTACCATTATCTGGATCAGCATTCAAAAAAGTGTATTATGACTCAATTTTAGAAAGACCTGCTGCTGTTTTTGTAAAAGCAGAGGATTTAGTAGTAAGTTATGATACAACTAATTTAGAAACCAGCCCTAGAATCACCCATTGCGTAAATATGACAGGTAATGATGTCCGTAAAATGCAACTTTCAGGTGTATATAGGGATATTGAGCTCGGTGGAGCTTCACCAAGTGAGTATAATGAAGCTCAAGAGAAGATAGACGAGCTACAAGGTCTGTCAAAACCTGCTTCTGATTACAATAATTACACAATTTTAGAGTTTCATGTTGATTTAGAGCTTGATGGAATAGATGAATATGAGATAGCAGTACCATATATCGTCACTATTTTAGAAGATACAGGTGATGTACTCGCTATTAGACGTAATTGGAACCCTGAAGACACGAGTTTTAAGAAAAAAGAGTATTTTGTACACTATAAATTCCTTCCAGGACTCGGATTTTACGGTTTTGGGCTAATTCACATGATTGGAGGGCTAACTAAGTCAGCTACAGCTATTTTAAGGCAATTAATTGACGCTGGAACACTCTCAAACCTACCAGCTGGGTTTAAAGCTAGAGGTATGAGGATACAAGGTGAAGATGAGCCACTAAGTCCAGGAGAATTTAGAGATGTTGATGTTCCAGGAGGAGCAATACGTGATGCATTGATGCCTTTACCGTATAAAGAGCCATCTAACGTCTTAGGTCAGTTATTAACAGTACTTATTGACTCTGGTAGAAGGTTTGCCAGTATAGCAGACATGCAAGTTGGTGATATAGGTAGTCAGCAACTACCTGTAGGTACAACTGTAGCTATGTTAGAGCGTGGTACTAAGGTTATGTCAGCTATACATAAAAGATTACATTATGCACAACGTAAAGAATTTAAGTTATTAGCAGAAATATTCGCTAAAACCTTACCACCAGCATATCCGTATGCAGTAAAAGGTGGTCAACAAGAAATAAAAGCTGTGGACTTTGATGATCGTGTTGATATACTTCCTGTAAGTGATCCTAATATATTTAGTATGTCACAACGTGTTATGTTAGCACAACAAGAATTACAAATGGCACAAGCTGCACCTGATATACACAATTTAAGAGAAGCGTATAAAAGAATGTATGAAGCTTTAGAAGTAAAAAACATTGACGCTATACTACCACCACCTGCAGAAGTTCCGCCAAGAGATCCTATTACAGAACAGCAGGCAGCAATGATGGGGTCACCTATAAAAGCATTTGAATTTCAAAATCATGAAGCATATATTGCAGCACACAGTGCATTTTTACAAAACCCTATGGTAGCTAACAATCAAGTAGTGACATCAGCTATAGGTGCAAATATACAAGAACATCAAGCTATGCTATATAAACAACAAATAGAACAAGCTATGGGTCAACAACTACCACCTATGGATCAAATGACCCCAGAAATGATGAACGAATTAGCTTTAGTGGCAGCTCAAGCTACTCAACAAGTGACAGGTCAGGCACAAGCTATGGCACAAGCCCAGCAAAATGCAGGCATGGATCCTCTTCTCGAGTTAAAAGGACGTGAGATAGAAGCGAAACAGCAATCTGACGCTTTACGAAGTCAGGTAGATTTAGCTAAAATAGAGTCCAATGAGGCGATCGCTGAAATGAAAATTGCCAGGGATCGAGAAAAAGAAACAAACGAAACTTTCTCAAAAGTTCTTGAAGAGACTAGAAAAAGTGACACAAACAGCAGAGGTGTATAATGCCAGGCTCAATGAGAAAAAAAGCTAAGCCAAAAAAGAAAAACAACAAAAAGAAAAAGAAATAATGCCTGTTAAGAAAAAAGCAGAAAATAAATTTTGGATTCAATAGTATTAATAGAAAGGTTTCTTAGAAACCTCAGGGATAGGCGAGAGCAATTAGAAAATACTCTTATCGCTGGTGGAATCAAGAACATGGAAGATTACAAAAAAATAGTAGGCGAAATATCAGGTCTTAATTTCGCTGAATCTTTAATAATAGACCTGCAAAGCAGAGAGGAGCAAAAAGATGGAAGTTGATCAAACTAAATCATTTGGCGAAGGCACACCTAAAGTATTACCTGATGTGGTAGATAATTTAGGTAAAATGAAACAACCTGAAGAAGAGAAGTACACCGCAGAAAAAATTACTGAGGATGAATCTCTTACAGAGAAATTACCTAAACCGACAGGTTATAGGATACTAATACTACCGTTCACCCCTAAAACTACAAGTAAGGGTGGCATCATTCTGGCAAACCAAACTTTAGAGAAAGAAAGACTAGCTACTAATGTTGGTTTCGTAGTATCATTAGGACCAGATGCATACAAAGATGGCAATAAATTTCCAGAAGGACCATGGTGTCAAGAAAGAGATTGGGTTATTTTTGGCAGGTACGCAGGTGCTCGTATCAAAATTGATGGCGGAGACTTGCGTTTATTAAACGATGATGAAATATTGGCGAGAATAGAAAATCCTGAGGATATTCTTTCAAGCTCGTAAATAATCACGCAACCAAAAGAGGTATAACATGGTAGACACCGTGCAAACAGAAGAAGAATCACTGGATGTGACTCTTGACGAAAACAATGATGTTGTTCAAGAAGAACAACAAATATCAGTAGAAACTACTGAAACACAAGAAGCATCATCCGATGCTGATGAGATCGAAGAGTATAGTGAATCGGTACAAAAACGTATCAATAAACTTACTTATAAGGTCAGGGAAGCAGAAAGGAGAGAAAAAGCTGCCATTGAATATGCACAAAATGTTCAAGGTGAGCTATCCACTACTAAAGAAAAACTTTCACTTAAGGATAAAAACCTTTATGATGAGTACAATGCTCGAGTTGGTTCTGAACTAGCTTCTGCTGAAAACAGGTTAAAACAGGCTTACGAGATGAACGATTCAAAAGAAATCGTTGAAGCTCAAAAAGCATTAGCCACTTTGGCAGTAGAGCAAGAAAGTTTAAATAGGGTAAAACCAGAAGTAGATGAAACTAAAACTGAAACAGTTGTTGAAAATACTCAAGGAGTTGTTCAACCTTCTCAGGAACCGATTCCTGAACCAGATCCTAAAGCTGTTAATTGGGCTTCTAAAAATAAGTGGTTTGGTGAAGACGTCGCTATGACAAGTGTCGCTTTCGCTTTTCATAACCAACTTATAAGAGAAGAAGGTTTTGACCCAAACTCTGACGATTATTACTCAGAGTTAGATAAAAGAATTGCTGATACATTCCCTCATAAATTTGATGGTAATGCGTCACAAAAGAACGTGCAAGATGTAGTAGCCGTGTCTTCCAAGGGGGCAAGGTCAACCAAAAAAGCACGCACCGTTCGGTTGACACCGAGCCAACTCTCAATAGCGAAGAGACTTGGTGTGTCACCTGAAGAATACGCTAAACACGTGAAAACGTAGGAGTAAAAATGGAAGAAAATACCAAATCAGCTAGAACTCCAAGAGCTGCAGAGTCACGAGAAAAAACAGTTCGTGCGAAACCATGGCGACCTCCGTCTTTATTAGACGCACCTGAGCCACCTGATGGATATGTATACAGATGGATACGTGAATCTATGGTAGGGCAAGAAGACAAAGCGAATATGTCTAAACGTATTCGTGAAGGGTTTGAACCTGTGAGAGCAGAAGATCACCCTGAGTTTGAAGCTCCAACTGTAGAAGATGGTAGACATGCTGGTGTTATCGGTGTTGGTGGGCTTATACTCGCTAAAATACCTGTGGAAACAGTGAATCAAAGAAGGCAGTATTATGAAAATATGTCTGCTGATCAAATGAATGCTGTTGACCATAATTTAATGCGAGAAAGTAATCCTGTGATGCCTATTGAAAAACCCAATAGACAAACCAGAATTACCTTTGGAAGTGGTAATAAAGAAAGTTAATTTTTTATTACCGTAATTTTAATTTTTACATATATAAAGGTAAAAAATGGCAAATGTAAACGATCCTAACGGATTTACTCCAGCATATCATACATCTGGGGGAACTATCAGACCATCTGAGTTTGCTATCCAAAGTGGTGCAACTGGCGACATCTTCGCTGGTGACGTTGTTAAACTTGCTTCTGGATACGTTCTTCAAGGTGGGGCTACTGATGCTCCTCTCGGTGTATTTTATGGTGTAGAGTATACAGCTACAAACGGTGAAATCGTTTTCTCTAGAAAATGGCCATCCGCTACAGCTACACAAGGTTCTGCAGACGCTAAAGCATATGTATATGCTGACCCTGATATCGCATATGAGGCACAGTACACAGGTACTCCAACTCAAGCTGATATAGGGAAAGTACATACTATCTCTACAACTGCAGGTGATACTAACAACAACCGTTCGAAAGAAGGTGTGACTACTACTACTAATAGTGGTATTGCTAAACAAGTTGGTTTCGTCGAAAGACCTGACAACTCAATTGGTCAATACGCTAGAGGTTATTTTGTATTCCCTGCTTCAACGTTCGGTAATGACTAAAAGGTGATATAGATGGCTATAAATAGAGCTCAATTAGTTAAAGAACTCGAACCTGGACTGAATGCACTTTTTGGTTTAGAGTATAACAGATTTGAAAATGAACATGCTGAAATTTTCGATACTGAAACTTCGGAAAGAGCTTTCGAAGAGGAAGTAATGTTATCTGGTTTCGCACAAGCTCCGACTAAAGGAGAAGGTGCAGCAGTGACATACGACACAGCACAAGAAACTTTCACTTCTAGATACTCTCACGAAACTGTTGCGTTAGCTTTTGCGTTGACAGAAGAAGCAATCGAAGATAATCTCTACGATTCTCTTTCTTCAAGATACACTAAAGCTCTAGCACGTTCAATGGCGACTACTAAACAAGTCAAAGCTGCGAATGTTCTTAATAATGCTTTCTCAACTTCCTTCCCAGGAGGCGACGGAAAACCATTATTAACTACTGACCACCCTACACTAAGTGCAGGTGATCAGTCTAATGAACCAAGCACAGCTGCTGACCTGAATGAAACTTCGCTAGAAAATGCGATGATTGATATTGCTGCTTTTAAAGATGAAAGAGGCATTAAAGTCAACGTTCAAGCTAGAAAGTTAATCATACCTCCTCAATTACAGTTTGTTGCTGACAGAATACTAAACTCTCCTGGTAGAGTAGGTACTTCTGACAATGACATCAACTCATTGAGAAACATGGGTATGTTACCTGAGGGTTATGTAGTGAACCATTACTTAACAGATGCTGACGCATTCTTTATCAAAACTGACTCTCCTAACGGTATGAAGCACTTCGAAAGAGCTGCAATGACTACTGGAATGGAAGGTGATTTTGAAACTGGTAATGTTCGATACAAAGCTAGAGAAAGATATTCTTTCGGATTTAGTGACTGGAGAGGAATGTACGGTTCCCCAGGAGCATAATCTTAATATCATATCTCCATGATAAAAGTTAGGGAAGCTTCGGCTTCCCTTTCTTTTGGTCAAAAAACAGTATAGAATTCTTGTATCTAGGTTATTAACTTGTTCTATAGACTGACCTAGCAGACAAGCCGAGACTATAGAACATATTTCCTAAGGAGGGAAATTATGGCAAAATCAACATTCTCAGGTCCAGTAAGGTCTCTTGCTGGTTTTATATCTGCAGGTAATGCTAATGTTGTTAGTTTAACAGCTGACACTACTTTAACTGTAGATTCACACGCAGGCAAAGTTCTACTTTGTAATGATGCTGACGGTAAATTTACTTTACCAAGTATCGTAGCTACTGCTCCAGGAGCAGATGATGACCCTAATCAATTAAATAATTTAGGGGCTACATTTACTTTTGTCGTAGTCACTGCTGCAACTGATATGGACATCTTAACAGATGGTACAGATAAGTTTGTAGGTGGTTTATACACAGGTGTAAATAACGCTACAGGTAAAACTTTTATCTCTGGAGCATCTAATGATGTTATTACTTTAAACGGTTCCACTAAAGGTGGATTAGCTGGAAGTATAATAACAGTGACAGCTTTAGCTTCTGCCAAGTATGCCGTTGAAGGTATTACTTTAGGTTCAGGAACTTTAGTCACTCCATTCGCTGACGCATAATAGGAGTAAACTATGGCTGATACCGTAACATCGACAACCGTCTTAGACGGCGAAAAAGACTTTATAGTACAACTCACCAATGTTAGTGATAGCACTGGTGAAAGTGCTGTAACTAAAGTAGATGTAAGTGGACTTACAGCTAGGAAAAGTGACGGAGCTGCATGTACAGGAGTAAAATTGTTTAGAGTGTATTACAGTATTTTAGGTTTTACTAAAATAGGATTACTGTGGGACGCTTCTACTGATACTCTCTGCATGGAACTCAATCCAAGTGCCGATGGTGTTTTAGACTTTAGCCCTTTTGGTGGATTACAAAATACTTCTGGTAGTGGTAAAACAGGTGATATAAACCTAACCACAACTGGAGCAAGTAGTGGTGATTCATATATGATTGTACTACACTGTATAAAATCATATAGCTAAGTATGGCAACATCTGGAACTAAAACTTTTTCCCTCAGTATAGCAGATGCTATAGAAGAGGCATATGAGTTAGCAGGACTAGAAGTCAAAACAGGTTATGACGCAGAAACTGCGAGAAGATCTCTCAACATTATGTTTGCTGATTGGTCAAACAGAGGTGTAAACCTTTGGACTATTGAACAAGTCAGTTTAGATTTAGTTGCAGGAACTTCAAGTTATACTCTAAATTCTTATGATTTAGATATAGTTTCTGCTGTCATACGTCAAGTAGCCTCAAACGGCACACAAACAGACCTACAAATAACCAACATAGGTAGGTCAGAATATCTCAACATACCTAATAAAGCAAGTACAGGAAGACCTACACAGTATTTTATTGATAGACAAACAACACCTGTATTAAAGGTTTGGCCAACACCAGACAGTGCAGCAACATATAAATTTGTTTCCTACAGAATACAAAGAATAGATGATGTTTCGGCATCAGCTCAAGATCCAGAAGTACCTTCTAGATTTATGCCTTGCATGGCAAGTGGGTTAGCTTACTACATAGCACTAAAGAAAAACCCAGAAAAAGCAACTTTATTGAAAGCACAATACGAACAAGATTTTAAATTAGCATCAGAGGAGGATAGGAACAGAGCTTCTGTGATGCTTACTCCTACTAGGAGCAACTACTAATGGCTTACGCAAGTGGCAAATTTTCAAAAGCACAATGTGATAGATGTGGTTTTGTATATGATTACCCTGAATTAAAAACTGAGTGGAATGGATTAAAAACATGTCCTACATGTTATGAAGTAAAACACCCACAACTTGAACCAATCAGGCACGTTATTGACCCAGAAGCATTGAGGGAAGCTAGACCAACAGAAAGTGCTCCAACTGCAGGATTAGGTAGAGTTTTTTCAAGCAACCCAGTAGACTCTCAAGGTGTGAGTGGTATAGCCCTTAACGGCTTAGCTAACAATGATCCTATAGGCTCGGAGTTTGATATGAAAAAACTTACAGGAAGTCTTGGGGAAGTAAGCGTTGTTATTAGTTAATCTTGTGATATAATTTTCCCATGAGCTTCACACTTTCTACACTCAAAACAGCAATACAAGATTATGCAGAGTCAAGTGAAACAACTTTTGTGACTCACCTACCTGATTTTATTAAAACAGCAGAAGAAAGAATACTAAAAGCTGTTCAACTTGACGTTTTTAGAAAAAATGTCACAGGTACGCTCACAGCCTCTAACACTTATTTAACTAAACCTACAGATTTTTTAGCACCATTTAGTGTAGCTGTAATAGATGGTAGCAATAATTATAATTTCTTAAAATTAAAAGATGTTTCTTTTATAAGAGATTACACACCAGCTGCAGCAACTACAGGAACACCTAAGTATTACGCAGATTTTGATCAAAACACATTTATGTTGGCTCCTACACCTAATTCTAACTACACAGCAGAAGTACATTATTTTTATAGACCAGCTTCATTGACAGCAGGTAGTGATAGTGGCACAACTTGGTTGTCTGAAAATGCACCTAATGCATTACTTTTTGGTAGTTTAGTAGAAGCAGCAACGTATTTAAAAAATGAAGCAGAAACAGCTTTATATCAAGCCAAGTTTGCAGAAGCCATAACTCTTTTGAAAAACTTAGGCGAAGCAGAAGCAGTCACTGACGAGTTTAGATCAGGGAAGGTAGCAAAACAAAGAATATAAAATGCAAACTAC